AAATTACGAAGCAAAAAGAAATACAGATAATAAAGTTTACTTGGTCCAAGAAATACCTACAGATAGAGACACAGGTCAACCTAAGATTGATATTACCCCTGCATTAAAGTATGGCGAAATTAAGATTATGTTTCCACGTTTAAAACAAATGCAGTTTTCACCAGGGCCAATGGTAATGGAAATAAAAAACTCATTAAAAGATTTTACAGCTGATGATTATTTATTATTGTATGGTGACCCTGCAATAATTGGTGTGGTGTGTGCAGTAGCTTCTGATATTACTAATGGTAAATTTAAATTATTAAAATATGACAGAAGACAATTTTCTTATTACGCAATAGAATTAAATATTTTTCAAAACTAGTTGACAATAAAAATTAGATCTCTATATAGGATAGTGCAAATACAAATTTAAACTATTAAACTATTAAGGAGTAACATGACGATTAATCTTAGAGCTGATGCGCCTAGTCAGGTGGAACAGACAAATCCAGAAAAACTTTCTGACGAAATAAAAAAACTTCAAGACGTCCAACAAGAAATACAAAATTATAAAAATAGAATTAAAGATTTAGAAGAAAACGAAAGCTATTTATCTGAAGTAGTAATTCCAGATATGATGCTTGCCATGAATCTTAAAACCATGAAATTAAGAGATGGTTCAGAATTAGAGATCTCTAATAAATTTTTTGCCACTGCATTGGTACCAAAAAAAGCAGAGGCATGTCAATGGCTTCGAGAGAACGGACTAGGCAACATTGTGAAAAATGAAATCACAGTGAGGTTTGGAAAGGACGAAGATAACAAGGCGCAGCAATATGCTACCCTTGCAAGAGGACAAGGCTATGAACCGGAACAAAAAGTTTCTGTGCATGGCGGAACCCTTAGAGTTGCTCTGGAGGATTTCCATTCACGTGGTGGTCAAATTCCTTCAGAGTATTTCAGTACATTTGCTGGATATCGAACTAAGATAACTGGTAAATCTAAATCAACAGACTAATAGACTAACAAAGGAGAATCTATGGAAAGTCAAGTAGCAAAGAAAGCTAATGCAGGTGCATTAGCAACAATAAATCTCAGAGCAGACTCTGGTAAAGGAGCTGAAGAGATTAAGTCAGATGACGTGTCAACACCGATTCTGAAAATCTTACATCAGCTGTCACCTGAATGTAATGAGAGAGACGCCAAGCATGTAGAAGGAGCTAAACCTGGTATGATTTATGCATCAGGGTTTAGTAAGCTTATAAGTGGTGAAGAGGGATTAGATATTATAATCGCTCACGCACAAACTAGGTATCCTGAATGGCAGGAGAGAGGCGATAGTGCTTCAGCTCCAGTAGGAACTCATTTAGAGATTCCAGCCGATGCTGTGGAAGAAAAAAATGGAAGATACAGATTACCTAATGGTAATTATGTTGAGAAGACTGCATACTTCTATGTACTAGCAATGGTAGATGGTGAGTTAAAACCTGCAGTGATCCCAATGAGATCTTCTAATTTATCTCCAGCGAGGGAGTTAAATAACCTTATCAAGAATCTAAGATTCACAGATGATCAAGGTTCATTTAACCCTGCAAGTTATTCAGCTGTGTATAAATTAAACACAATTGGAAGAACTGCGGGAAGTAAAAGCTGGCATGTCTACAAACCATCAAGAGTAAGAAATCTTGATGTTGCTAATAAAGACGATGCATCTATGTATGAGATAGCAGCACAACTTCAGAAACAAGTTTCTAAAGGGACTGCTAAACCTAAATATGATGCTGGTCAAAAACAAGAAGACATAGTATAACACATTGTTATAACAACGGCGCTGAAGGGAGACTGGAGGCGCCGTATAAATTATGAAAGAATTTAGAAAATATTTTAGTGGGTTAGAAAGAGACTTTGGTTTCTGTAATGTTAACAATGGTTATCATGATCCACAAACAAACAAATTAAAATTTGATCCAGGTGATTATGGCTGGTCTAAAAGAAATATATCTGATCAAGATTATCAAGATCATTTGGATGGTAAACGTGCAATAGGTATACAAGCATGTGATGATAAAGGTATGGCTAGCTTTGGTGCAATTGATATTGACCCATCTGATTATTCTAGTTTTGATATTCATCATTACTTAAAAGTAATTCAAGACAAAGACTTACCTGTCATACCAATTAAATCAAAAAGTAATGGTCTTCACATTTATGTATTTACAGAAGAGAAAGTACCCGCAACTTTAATTAGAGAGTTTTTACAAAACTTATTATTTTTATTTGGACTATCTTCTAAAACAGAAATATTTCCTAAACAAACACAACTAGGAATGAATCAAGATAATGTTAGAACTTCTGGATCATTTATTAACTTACCTTATTTCAAGAAAACAGAACGTAAAGCATTATTACCAGATGGAACAGAACTAGAGTTTGAAGATTTTGTAAACGTAGTAAAAGATAATTTACAAACAAAAGAATCATTAAAAGAAGTATCAAACAAAAAGGTAAAAGAAATTTTAACTGGTGGTCCAGAAGATTTATTGGATGGTCCTCCATGTTTACAGATGATATGCAAACAGGTTCAGGAATCAGGGAACAAATTAAAAGACGAAAGAGATAGATTTTTATTTAATTACATGGTGTTTGCTAAGAAAAAATTTAAAGATGATTGGGGTAAAAAAGTTTTAAATGCTGCAAGAGATTTTATTAAGTATGATGAAGTGTGGGGTGATGACAAAGTAAATCAAAAAATAAAAAGTTGGAGTAAAGATACAGCTGGACATACTTGTCATGACTTACCTATATCTTCTTATTGTGCAAAGGGAACTTGTCTACGTAGAAAGTTTGGTATTGGTAGTCACAAAGAAAGTAGTTGGCCTCAAATATCAGGGTTAATAAAAATATGTTATAAACCTGACCCAGAATATTTTTTTAATGTAGAACTATCTGACAGTAAAGTTGTTCAAATACATGCAAAACATATAAAAAAGATTTCAGAAATGAAAGAGATGAGAGCGCTTATAGCAGATCAAACATCAATATTTCCTCCCATCATTAAGAATAATGAATATCAGCCTATCCTGGACGCTCTATGGGCCACTAAAGAGGATATTAAACCACCTGCTGGTACTAATCCAATTGAAATGTTAAAGAAATACTTAGAAGATTATGTAAATGGACCCGAAGCTAAAACATATGCTTCATTTAAAAGTGGTGCTGTATTAAAGGATGATGAATATTATTACTTTGACTACGATAAATTTTACGAAGAGATAAAAAGAAATGAATGGAATCAAGACAGACCTAGAACAGGTACTTTAGTTAAGACTCATTTCAAAGGTGAGTTTGGTATTCAAAAAAGATTTCCAAAAGGGGAAAGTGAAAAATCATTTCCACCTGTAAGATGTTTAAAAATACCTGCAGGTGATTTGATGAAAGAAGAAATACCAGATGAAAAAATAATAATAGAAGATAAAGAGAATATTGTATAGTGAAGAAACCAATTAAAATATATGGTCCACCAGGGACCGGTAAAACGTTTAGATTAATTCGTAGAGTCAATGCTTACATTAGAACTGGTACACCTTATCACAAGATAGGTTATTTTGCTTTTACAAGAAAAGCTGCCGGTGAAGCTAGAAAAAGAATTGGTGTAGATGAAAAGCAAGCTCCATACTTTCAAACACTTCACGCATTTTGTTTTCATTTATTAAATAAAACTGAAGAAGATATTATTCAACCACATCACTATGAAGATTTAGGTAAGATGTTGAATGTAAGGGTTAACTTTACAGACAAATACAATGAAGAAGAAACACATTTTTTAACTTGCAACAATCCTTATTTTCAAATGATACAAAGAGCTATTAATAAAAACATAGACATAAGAGATGAATACGATTTAAATGAGCATGATAGAAAAGATATATACTGGCCTACTCTCAAGCACATTGATTTAAATTTACAGGAATATAAAAAGAAAAATCATTTATTAGACTTTAATGATTTAATTACACAAGCTATTGAGTCCAATAAGATACCTAGATTTAAAGCTATTTTTATTGATGAAGCACAAGATTTATCACCATTACAATGGAAACTATATGATAAATTAAAAGAACACTGTGATGATATGTATTTAGCTGGTGATGATGACCAAGCTATTTTTGCCTGGGCTGGAGCTGATGTAAATAGATTTATAAAAGAACCTGCTACAGAAAAAGTTTTAAGATATTCAAGAAGAATATCTAAAGCTGTACAGCAACAATCTCAAATAGCAATAGATCGTATATCAGGCATCAGGAAACACAAAGAATATCTTCCTAGAAGTGAAGAAGGTTATGCACAACACATAAGTAATTTAGGACAAATTGATCTTACAAAAGGTAAGTGGTTGATTCTTACAAGAACTAAAGACAATTTATTAGATATAGCAAGACAATTAAAATCTAAAAATATTTATTATCAAACCAATAAAGGTAAAAGTTTTAATGTTGGAATGTATAACGCAGCGATGCTTTATACTAAATGGATACGTGAAGGAAAACTTGAAGATAAAGAAATTAATGATGTTAGAGATTATATTCCCAATGGCAATTGGAATCCTGAAAAAAATTGGTATGACATTTTCGTTGGTGATCAGAAAGAAATACTTTACATTCGAAATATAATTTCTGGGGGTGAAATACTTTCTCAAAATGCAAGAGTTTGGTTATCTACAATTCATGCAGCGAAAGGTGGTGAAGAAGATAATGTAATACTATCTTTACACCAAGGAGGTAAAGTACAAAAAGGTATTCGTCTAAGTGTTGACAAACAAGATGAAGAGAATAGAGTGTGGTACGTGGGTATCACAAGAGCAAGAAATAACTTATATAAACTGAAAGCAAAAAAGATATTAAAGGAGTATCAACTATGACACATAAAGATATATTTGAGGAATCATTTCCACAATACACTCAGGTGGGCGGGAATCACTATACAAAGTTTCCTATTCAACCTTACGAGTTCATTTCTAAAAATGACTTATCATTTTTTCAAGGCAACGTTGTAAAGTACGTTTGTCGTTACCAAAGAAAAGGTGGAGTTGAAGATCTTAAAAAGATAGTACATTACTGTCAATTAGAGATGTTAAAAATGAATGATATGAAAAAGAAAAAATAATGCCTAACAGAAATTTAAAAGCAAAAAATATTACTGTAAACAAACATAAGTTTCGACTTGAAATTTATAATAAATTAGTTGATTGGGAAATATTTCCTCATACTTATGATGCAGCTTTGTATGCTTTTAGTAATAAAAATAAATTAAATAAGTTAGTGGAAAAGAAATACATATTACAAAAATGAAAATACCTAAATACTTAACACAAACCGAATGGGTAATGCCCACTGAATATCCTGACCTAAGAGATTATGATGAGATTGCAATTGACTTAGAAACAAGAGATCCTGATTTAAAATCAAAAGGTTCTGGTGCAGTTACAGGTAATGGTGAAGTAGTTGGTATTGCGGTGGCAACTTATAATGATAAATGGTATTTTCCAATTGCTCATGGTGAAGCTCCTAACATGGACAGAAAGAAAACTTTAGAGTGGTTTAAAGATATTTGTGAATGTCCAGCTACAAAAATATTTCATAATGCAATGTACGATGTATGTTGGATACGTAATTTAGGTATAAAAATCAATGGTTTAATCGTAGATACTATGATCGCTTGCTCTGTTTTAGATGAGAATAGATTTGCATACACACTTAATGCTTTGTCATGGTTTTATTTAGGTGAAGGTAAAAATGAAAGAGCTTTGAATGAAGCTGCAAAGTCAAGAGGACTTGATCCAAAAGCTGACATGTGGAGATTACCTGCAAGTGAAGTAGGAGCTTATGCTGAAAAAGATGCTGAATTAACTTTTAAACTTTGGCAACATCTGAAAAAATTATTAATAGAAGAGGACTGTCAACAGATATTTAATTTAGAGACTGATCTGTTTCCTTGTTTAGTCGATATGCGTTACCTAGGGGTGCGGGTAGACGTGACAAAAGCCAATCAATTAAAAAAAGAATTAACCAGAAAAGAAGAACGATTAATACACCAGATAAAAATAGACACAGGAATAGAAACTCAAATATGGGCCGCAAGAAGTATCCAAAAAGTTTTTGAAAAATTAAATTTACCTTTTGACAAAACTGAAAAAACAGGTGCGCCTTCATTTACTAAAAATTTTCTCTCTATGCATGAACATCCTACAATTAAGATGATAGCAGAAGCTAGAAAAATAAACAAGGTCAATACAACTTTTATAGATACAATATTAAGACACGAACATAAGGGTAGAATACACGCAGAAATAAATCAAATTAGATCTGATGATGGAGGTACAGTTACAGGTAGATTTAGTTATTCTAATCCTAACCTACAACAGATTCCAGCAAAGGATCCAGAGACTGGTCCATTGATAAGATCATTATTTATACCTGAAGAAGGTTGTAAATGGGGTACGTTTGATTACTCGCAACAGGAACCAAGATTAGTTACAGAGTATGCATTAAGATTTAAACTTGCATCTGTAAATGAAATTGCAGATTCATATGATCATAATCCTAACGCTGACTTTCACCAGTTGGTAGCGGACATGGCTAAGATTCCAAGAAATCAGGCTAAAGTAATTAACTTAGGTTTGTTTTATGGTATGGGTAAAGCTAAACTTATGGCAGAGTTAGGTGTAAGTAAAACTAAAGCTGATGAAATTTTTGGCATCTATCATAGTAAAGTTCCTTTTGTAAAACAACTTACAAATAAACTTATGA